CAGCTAAAAAAAATGACAAACCTTACAATTGGGAGATTTTTTCTTTTAAAGACAAAGGACTTGACGAGAAGTATACAGAAAGAGATTTACGTCATATGATAAAATTATACACTCCAATTGAGTATATTAAAAAATTTAGATTATTTTCCAAAAAGGAAATGCTTACTAACAACAAACGAAAATTACATTAAGGGGGATACATGACTGATAAAATAAGTCCATTTAAAGAAATAGGACATGTGTGTAAGAAATTTGGTTGGGAAACTAAATTATGTGAAATGTCTCAAGAGCAAATAGAAGTATTAATTTATGCAATACAGCAAACAACACCAATAGAGGAGGAAATTTCCATTGATAGACTTGAAGAGAACTACTTTAGAATCACAGGAAATTGGCCGACAAACAGCACCATCATCCCGTTCTAAAGATTTAGAGAATCAAATCTCAGACGCAGTAGACGAGAAGATCGTTGAGAATAATAAAAAAATACCGAAACGCAACTATATAGGCGCTTCGTCAATTGGTGAGGAATGTAGCAGAAAAATACAATATAGGTTTATGAACTATCCTTCTGATCCAGAAAGGGAATTTACTGCAAAGACATTGCGTATTTTTCAGTTCGGACATGAGATTGAGGATTACGCGGCTAAATGGTTGCGTGATGCAGAGTTTGATTTAAAAACAGAAGATAAGTTTGGAAAGCAATTTGGGTTCGCTATAGCAGAGGATCAAATAAAAGGTCACATAGATGGTGTTATATTGTCGGGGCCAATACCTATTGGGTATCCTGCCTTATGGGAAAACAAATCTGCGAATGATAGAAAGTTTAAAGAGTTTGTAAAGCACGGTGTTGCTAAAACAAATAAGGTTTATGCGACTCAGATAGCACTCTATCAAGCCTACATGGATCTTACGGAAAACGATTGTTTATTCACAGTTGTTAATAAAAATACCAGTGAAGTTTACTATGAGTTAGTTCCGTTTGATAAAAAACTTGCTCAAGAAGCAAGCGATAAAGCAGTAGACATCTTGACTAGTATAAAAGCAAATGACATTCTACCTCGCATAGCACAAAGTAGAGATTTCTTTTTATGCAAATTCTGCGAGTATCAAGACTCGTGTTGGGGAGAAGAACCGAAATGAAAAAAGTGGAGGGTGAAATGTCGGTAAACATCACCCTCCTAGATTAAAACGAACTTTATGTGGTGGGTACAGAATAATGGTAGTAATAAGACTTAGCAATACTAAATCCAGTAATTTAGCAGAAGAAATCAGTGACAAAGTGCCTCGTAGCATACAGTTGCAAGCACTGGTGGATACATACCCAAACGGTGTTATCAGAGGCACTCAATTTGAGATCGGATCGTTAAGCGGTGAGGTCGGAAAATCTCTAAAAATTTCTGTAGATTCTAACCGTGCTGACTTTATGCAGGGTATGGATTTTAGTACCAGTGAAGGTATCGGAGGTATCGCAAAGATTATGATGGAGGGTCGAGGAATGACCCTAAGAGATGTTACGGAATATTTTAGTGACTATTTAGATGGGCCAGAATACACCAGACCACCAGAAAACCCGATAAAACCTAATTTAGATGCGCCAGCTCCAGCTAAAGCTAAAGTTCAGATAGATATTAACACTCCTTTTGATGGTGAGCATTTCTATGTATCAGAAGATGGTGAGATCATTTGCTCTGTCCGTAGATACATATCCAAAGATGATTCGGGTGAGATTATGCGAGGATCGGACGGCAAGGCCAAAAAAGAATTTAGACAGTTCTCAGGTCAAAGCACATATCCTAAAATGCCCGACACTCGTCCCTTGTACAACATTCCAGACATTCTGGAAGCAGAGCGCGTTATCTGGGTTGAAGGTGAGAAATGTGCAGATGATCTAAAAGCTATGGGCTACACAGCAACCTGTAACTTAGGGGGTGCAGGTATGTTATCTGTTAAGTCAGCTCCAAGTTACGACTTCTCTCCATTACAGGGTAAACAGGTTATTATCTGGCCTGATAATGATAGTGCAGGAATAAAGATTGCAAAGTTAGTCCAAGATTTAGCCTCCAAAGCAGGGGCTAAGTCTGTAACAATGCTGTCGCCACCAAGGGGTAAGCCTGAGAAGTGGGACGTTTCTGATGCAATCACAGAAGGTTTTGACATCAATAAGTTCTTAAATGAACCACAGCATAAAACTAAACAGAATATTTCTTTAAAAGATAACAGCTTACTCATATCGGAAATGTTTGTAGGTAAAGCACCAGAACAGAAGTTTCTGATCGCAGATACAATACCTCTGGGCGTACCTGTCGTTTTTGCAGCGGCTGGTGATTCGGGAAAAGGAATGATGACACTTGATCTCGCTATGAAAGTAGCGTCAGGGTTCTCAATGCAAAGCTCCTTCGGGGGATTAGTATCTACGCATGGTAATGTAGTCATTATGACAGCGGAGGATGATAAAGACGAATTGCACAGACGTGTGGAGCGACTAGATCCCAGGAGAAAAAGATTTGATTACGAACACGATATGAGAGTGCTTCCGTTACCTAACTTGGGCGGTGTATTTCCCATGATGCAGAAGATAGATAATTCATACGTTATGGGAGCAGAGTTCGAAAGGCTCTATGAACAGATATTAGAAATTGATAACTTAGCTCTGTTTATTGCTGATCCAATGGCATCTTTTGTCCATGCAGACATAAACGCTGATCCAGCGGCAGGGGCGGCCTTCATGGGTATGCTCGCACAGCTATCCACAGAAACAGGTGCAACAGTCATGGTTAATCACCACATGGCTAAGATTAGAGAGAATGAGCCTATCAAAACTCCAGAACAGGCGCGTAATCTTATTCGCGGTACATCTGCTATTGTTGATGGCGTGCGCTCTGCGTTTGCCGTCTGGTCTGTAGATGAAGGCACAGGGCGTCAGCGGTGTCGTGATCTGCAATTGGATTACGCAAGGAACGCTGTATTCGATGGTGCGGTTGTTAAATCAAACGGGCCAGCTAATCGTGAGATTAGGCACTTCATTCGTAACCCAGACACAGGATTGTTAGAAGATCGTTCTATGGATATTCGCTCATTAGCTATGTCCTCAACAATTCGTGATCGCCTGCAACATATTGCAGAATTTGTGCGTATGCGTGAGGACGAAGGTCGTGCAGTCGCTCATGGTGGTAGCGATGGATTATACAATGCTGTGAAAGAATCAAACTCTGGTGAGCCATGCGTTATCTATCTCAAGAACGCAGGAAAATCATCAACTATGGGAGACGCAATAACAGAGGCATGTAGACTTGGTTTAATTCGCAAGTACACAATGACCACAGGAGGATCAGAAAGATGGCTCGGAACTATGGACGGGCCATTCTCTCGTGGCGAATACGAGCGTCAAACAGGTAGAGATAACATTTGACACTAAGTGGGAGTATGTGGTAATAATACCATATTAATAGGAGGAATAAAATGGATGATGAATTAACGCCGTTTCAACTGTCACAATTAAAATTTTTAAGACAACAAGTTGATCGTTTTCAAGAAGAGCGTTGGACAAAAGGTAATCCTAGAGCAGAGAATGATTTCTTTGAGGCTCGTCAGGAGCTAACTAATTTTGTTGAAAATTTAAGAGGGGCGGGAAAACTAATATGAATACTCAATATGAAGAAACTTACGCTAAACTTTTTCAAGCACAAATAAAAAAAGACGAATTAGAAAACGTAAGGTTTCGCGAAATAAACAAAAACAGGTGGGCATTAAATGATTTTAAGAAAAAAGATAAAAAAATTGCCCTAACAAAACAGGCTAAGTTAGTAAACAAAATGTTGCGTAAAGGTTGGACGCAAAATGATATAGCTCAAAGTCTGGGTAAAAGTAAGAATTCTATTATACAGATACAATACTTCTATAATCTGCCAATAAAAGAATGTCTTAATACATAGGTTGCGCTATTTGGCTTGCCATTTGGCCTACCTGTTGTGGCGCATACGGATTAGGAACCCCTTGTGATCCTCCGTATCCCCCGTAACTCTGGTTCGGGCCGTAACCACCATATTGCTGTGGTTGCGGTTGAGCCGCCTGATACGGGTTTTGCTGGTATCCACCACCACTTAATCCATACTGTTGATAAGGCGTTTGCTGTGGCTGTTGACCATAGCCGCCTGCAAATTGCTGTGGCTGCTGCATAGGATTAAAACCACCCATAATTCCATTCGGGCTACCCATGTTATTGATGTTTGGCCCTAAACCCCCTGAAAAGGGAAGTTGGCCCCTTGGCTCCATACCATCAGGACTAGCAGCACCTATGCCCATACCTAACTGTGGTTGTACGTCTGCT